AAGACCCAAACTGCGGTACGAGTATTTGAGACTGACCTCAGTGAATGGAGAAGTTTCCGCGTTGATAGTTTACTAACCTTCAATCGCGCCACCGCATAATATGGCAAAGAAGAAACGTAAACTCACTGAGGAACAACGTCTTGCCGCGAGTGAACGTCTTGCGAAAGCACGACTCGCTCGTGGTCATGATGGTAGTGCATCGGTTCATGAGGACATACGAGACTTACCCGAAGACCATGCCTTGCATTGGAAGAAAGTGAAACAGTGGATAAAGAACTGTGAACTTGATATCAAAACAAAAGACATGCGTCTGAAGAGAGACTCAAAGAATTGGAAAGAACGTAACGACTATACGAAACTCCAAGTCTATATTGCTAACATGAAGACCTATCTCAAAACTGGGGTATGGTTAGATATGTTCTATGGTGATGAGATGCAACATAAAACAAGATGGACTGTTCTCAAAAAGGGTTACCACGATAATGGTGAAGTGAAACGTGTCACGGGTCTTTGGTATGATGATATCGGAGTATGGGACAAAACAAAGAAAGAAGAATATGAAAGTTGATTTTGTGCAGGGCGGTTCTGATGCTCCCGAAGAAAAGGAAGAAAATAATTTCCTAAGTAAGAAGAGGTTTAGTAAGATGGTAGAAGATACCGTAAGAAAAATGTCTATGTCTTATATGGATGCCGTAGTATATCTCTGCGAAGAGAATACAATTGAGATTGATGATGTGAAAAAATATCTATCAGTATCTATCAAAGAAAGAATAGAAGGGGAAGCAATGAACCTAAACTTTCTTGAGAAGTCCCAACCATTACCCACAACATAGGAGATAAAAATGTTATAAATACACTTGACTTTACAGTCACAATATGATATAATACAAACAATACAAAAAACACAAAACATACAAGGAAAAATATATATGTCTTTTGCTAATCTAAAATCTAATCGTACTGATGTTTCTAAACTCGCGAATGCCGCCGCAGAAATGTCAACCACAAAAAAATCCACAAACAAATATGAAGACTTACGGTTCTGGAAACCGACTGTAGATGAGTCTGGCAATGGTTATGCCGTTGTAAGATTTCTTCCTGCGGGGGAAGGTCAAGAATTACCTTGGGTAAGATACTTTGACCATTTCTTCAAGGGTAATACTGGTCAATGGTATGTAGAGAAATCTCGTACTACATTGGGTGGTGAAGCAGACCCTGTGAGTGAATACAACTCACGACTTTGGAACTCTGGTATAGAGGCAGACAAAGAAACTGCACGTGCTCAAAAGAGACGACTACATTATGTAACCAACATTATGGTACTAAGTGACCCATCTAATCCGTCCAACAATGGTAAAGTATTCCTTTACGACTTTGGTAAGAAAATCTTTGATAAGATTATGGATAAGATGCAACCTGAGTATCCTGATGAAACTCCTGTAAATCCATTTGATTTCTGGAGTGGTGCTGACTTCCAACTCAAGATACGTAACGTTGCGGGATATCGTAACTATGACAAGTCTGAGTTTAAGTCGCCATCACCTCTACTAGAGGGTGATGAAACTAAACTAGAAGCAACCTATAATACTATGCATGACATGAGTGAGTTTACTGACCCATCATCATATAAGTCTTATAATGATTTGAAAGCACGACTTGAAGTTGTGTTAGGTCAAGCGACTGGTTCTGGTTCTACTATGAAGAATGAATCATTACAACAAACTGCTGAGACTGTAGGGTCTAAGTCTGTTGAACCTCAAGTGATTCCATCTGCACCTCAACCACAGGTCGCAATGGCATCGTCTGGAGATGATGATACATTATCCTACTTCGCGAAACTCGCGGCAGAGGATTAGGACTAAGGGGAGACTTTCGGGTCTCCCTTTTTTTTTATTATGCAATAGATGCAGGAGCAAAGTCTGTCAGTGCATCTTTATCTTCTGCACGGGCACCATCACCAATATATTCTTTTTCTCCGCTTCCTGCAGAGTTACTAGTAGTAGACATATCTTTAGTACTAGCATCAATTATAGTTGTTCCTTGCTGCGCGCTAACGATAGCGGTTTTTATTTCTTGTAGTAATGCGTTTCTCTGTGTTTGACTCTTACTCCAATTAGAACCTTCTTTGAACTCTGCCGCAAGAGTAGACGTATCTCCACTTTGACCCTTTAAAAAATCTGGGTCTGCCTTCATTATATCTGCTAAAACACTTTCTTTTTGGTCTGTGTATGATTTACCCGTAACTTCTTTGGTAATTTTATCTAAGTCTCTACTTCCATCACCTTTAAATCTTCCACTCTTCATTTTGAACATTTTTAATTGTTTATTAGCATCTGTTGGTGATAAATTTTTATACATCTCTGCTTCACCTTCATCAAGTCCTTTTAAATCTCCTTTTGAAAGTTTCTCGCCATATTTTATTTTTAATAATCGTTTTTCATCTGCTTTGTTTTTCTTATTTGCTTGTTTATATGCATCCTCAAACTCTTTTAATTGTTCTTTAGTCCCCTTCTCTATAATCTCATTTCTAGTGTTTTCGTATGCTAAATCATCCACCGTATCATCCTTTATCATCCCTGCCCTTTTAGCATTAAATGATGTCGCGCTCAACGTCGCCGCCCCTGCATCTAGTGCCGATTGCCCTTGGGTTCGTAAGGCACTGCCCACGAGTGGTATGTTGCGTATGAGTGGAAGGTTTCCTGCTCTTTTAAGTAATCCGCCTGCAACGTTACTGGCTAAACCAATTGTATCTCTTCCAACTTCTCCAGTGGCATTACTAAGTTTTGGGAGAACTTTTTTACTTTTATCTGATGCTTTTTGTATTTTCTCTTTTTGTTTATCTGAGAACTTATCACTTTTATTTATCTTGTCAGCATCGATATTGCCTTCTTCACCAAGTCCTACTTGTTCAAAGTCAGTAGTTTCTTCACTTCTTTTTTTACCAAAAAGAAATTCTTTAATTTTCCTTACAGTACTTAGTGTCTTACCAATAACTTTAAGTACTGCTCCAAGGACAAGTGTAGCAAGAAGAATTTTTGCCAATGTTCCTACTATACCAGTTATTTTAGAATACACAAACATTTGGTTTTCTTTTCTAGTCCTGTCTCTCCATTTTTTAGTTTTAAATGTTCCGTCAGCTCTTGCTTTTTTTGCTTCTAGTTGGAACTTAGATATTCTTTGTAGTGGATTTCCTTTATCAAATCGTGCTTTCTTGGCATCTTTACGTTGCTGTTTAATACTATCTCTAAGATTTTTCTTCTCCTCCTTAATGCGAAGAGCACGTTCTTCCTTTGCAGATTTTTTGTCTTCTTTTCTTTTTATTTTTGCCTGTAACTTTTCTTGTTTACCTTGCTCGGTGAAATTTCTTGCGACACCACCTATAGACTTAGCAATGGTTGTCAACATCTTTTCGCGAGATACTGTTTCCGTTTTTACAGGTTTATCATCCTTTTTATCAACTTTTTTATTATCTGTTTTTGTTTTATTATTAATTGCTTTTTGAACATCATCTATTTTTTTCGTTATAGTTGATACCCAAGGAGGGGTTTTCATGTTCTTTTTTCCAGAAGATTCGTTCGGAGTTGCACTCTTTGGTCGTTTGGGTCCAATAGCGTCGGAGAAGACTTTAGTCATAGGCCCGATAGCTTCTTTATATCCTTTGCCTACAACTCTAGGTTGAGGTTTAGGGGCAAATCCAGCAGAAGTTCTAAAGGCATTTCTAGCGGTGCGTAGGTCCGCTTTCTTTTCGTTATATTTTTGCTTAGTACCTTCTACAACCTCAGTTTTTTTCTCTGAAATTGCTTTTGGAATTGTTTTTAAAGGATTATTATTAGACGCAAAAGTTTTAACAGCCTTAAGGGTGGGTCTGTCTTTTTTTTCTTTTTCTTGGTCTTTTATATTAGTGTCTACCCTTTTTACGATTCCAGCAAAAAGGTTGGAGATTGATTTACCCAATCTCTCTTCAGTTGACTTTTCGATTTTCATTTCTTTATCCTATTAAAGATTTGCAATGCTTTCTCGTCCTTCATTTCTTCGTTCTGCCTCTAGTTCTTTTATATGTTGTTCTAACAAAGTTAAATAAGTTTCCCTTTCCCAAGGAATCATATTTTCTATATCTTGAAGAGAATAACCATAGTGATGCATCAACGCAAAATTTACTTTATAATATGTTAGCAAATCATTGTGAGAGAGGCATACTAAAAAAAATCAGATAGACCCTCCAAAATTGCTTTGTTTTTTTGTCCACATTCACAATCAAATTCTAATTCATGTTTTAATGATGGTGCGTTCTCTATAAACTCTGTAATCTTAGCAAATTGTTCAGTAGTCATAGAGTCAATAAACTCTAAAATTTCTTCTTCACCCCAATCTGTTATTCTATCTTCTCCAGAAATTATTGCCTTTATACAAAACGGTATCATATCCATACCGAACTCAGCATCTGTCTTTTCTTCATTCCAAATACTCACATAAGATTCGAATGATGGGTATTTTAATTCTAACATAATATTATCTGAAAGTTCAATAACATCTTTCACATCGTCTCTCGCCCCTGATTGAACCTTTACTTCCATAAGGTTTACGGTCAAAGTCGTTTTTATTTCACAGTCTTCTTTTATACATGAAGCAATTATCTTAGATTTTTCTCCAACAGACTTTGCTCTTATCTGTGTGAATAAGAATTCTATATCATAGGTGGTAAGATTAGCGGGTACGATTGTATCATATACACAAGCTACAACAGTATCCATCATTGCCCTCATTGCAACACCTTCGTCATCGGACTCATACGATTGCATTAGTATTTTTTCTTCTTTCACAAAATAAGGTCTATACGTTATCTTCTTTTGAGAAGACGGTACAATAGTTTCATATCTTATCGCTTGATTTATTTTAGGTAGTGCCATAATATTTATTTTTTCTCCATAGTAATATTATATTTTATTTATATATCTTTTAAGTTGGTTGTTAGATTACTTTTCCTGTCTTTTCTCTTGGTGGACCTTTTCCATTTTTCTTTTCTTCTTTTTCTTCATCTGGAAGTTTTTTATTAATCCCCTCGAAAGTATGAACATACTCTTTATACGAGAATGTAACATTTAGAGAACTGGTTGGGTCATCAGGTGCAGCTGCTGTGAGTGTTTGTCCATCTTCTCCATCAATAACAATTGGGAATGCGTCTATCAAATTATATTCTTGTACTTTATCAAAGAATATCATACCTCCTCCACCATTAATTGTTATAGTCGAAAGCATAGGTGAAGTTGAAGATATCTTTGTAACTTCATTTCTTCCTGTTCTGTAAGTCGTAGTCGTGGTTGTTTCGCCTTTAGTATTTACCTTTTCATCAACAACTCTAGTGAAGTCTAGACCGCGCGGTCTTTTACCATACTGAGAAATTGTAACATTTTTTACATAATCTTTATAATAACCCATTTCATGGTTATTTGGATTGAATATTTTTTGTTGCCATGCTTTAAAATATTTTTGTGCTGTTAAATCTTTTAGTAATATGAATGTCATTGATATATCATTTTTTGAAAAACCGTTAACCATACTTTTTCGTACTGTTCCAATTTGTTTCCCCATGAATGTTGGGTTTCTCTGTGGTAATGTAACAGAAGAACAAAGGAGGTTTAACTCTCTATTAAATCCCACAATTGATTTAACACCCAGTAAAGGAGGAAAGGTTATTTGATATAAGGTCTGGTCGTTCAAACCACCAGCGTTAGATACCGCTGCTTGGAAATCAATTATAGACCCACCACTACCCGCTAAATTAACTCCGCCTGTTATTCTTTTGCCGTTTCCCATTTATATCATCTTTCTTGAATCTGCATATGCTTTTAGAGGATTTGGTATCTTAGCAAACTGTGCAATCGGAAGGAAGGTTGCAATTTCCCATTCAGGTGCAGGAACCTTCGCAAAACCACTTGCAACATTACTTGCAAGGTAGTGTTTGAAACAAGGTTTGTATGCACTCAGATTACTTGCCGCTTTTAGTGTACCATATGATATTTCAAACTTTGCACTGGGTGATGTTTTGCTTGTAGCGATATCCATCAAACCACCTAGTAGTTTCGCTCTTAAGAATGGAGGCAGATAGTGAAGGTTCAATCCATAGAACCCACCCTTTGCAGGACCAACCACAACAACTAAAGGAAACTTATCATAATAAGGTAGTGTTTCTTTTGTCTTTGGATTATAGAAAAACATCTGCATTGTTCCAACGACACTGCCTCCTGAAGGCAACTCACCCATCAACTCTCTACGATTAACACCACGCAAATCCTTTGCACGTTGACGAAACCACTTGCGTGATTCCGCAGTACGAGGGTTCACGCCTGCGCGAAACGCTTCTCTTGACAGGGTATCGAATAACTTACTCATACGTCTATTTATACTATTTTTTACGACGTTTGAAAGGTTTTATTGGTTTTAATGGTTTGGTTGACTTAGGTATAATAGACTTCAGGGGTTCGTTCTTCTCAGTCCATATCACAAACTCCCAACCCCTGTCCTTGGCATATTCTTCTGCCGTTTCCCATTTGTTCACGTTCTTGATATAAGTCAAACTCTCGTTGAGGTATCTCTTTGTTCTTCTTGAACCCTTGGGCGGTCTTGTCTGTCCATCAGGTTTTATCTCTACAAGGAATGTCTTCCCCTGTTTAGTTGTAATTTTTAAATCCATAAAGTATCGGTGGTACTTCCTATCTACTTCATATAGATATGGTATAACGACTTCTTCAGATGACCACTTGATTATATTCGGATTGTCATCACACCATTTGAAAGCATATCTTTCCCATAGAGAACGATACACAACCTTAGTTGGGTCACCTTCATACTTAGATGGATTTTTTACTGAATATCTTCCCGAATATGCCATAAAAACCTTATAAATAGACTTGACGAATATAAACTATTTAGTAGAGAAATATAGAGGTAACAATGGACTTAGGAGTAAGTAAGGAGTTTGGGATGGGCGCCGACTCACTTAATATCATACCAGTTGACAACAAGGTTGAAGTAACAACATCAAATTTGACTGAGGTTGAATCAAAAGAACAATCACCTCAAATAAAGACCTTACAGTATCCATATGAAGGTCTTGGTGTAGACAAGGGTTTAAAAAGTTATGTAAGATTTGCCCCTGTTAAAGAAACAGTATACGACCTTACTAAATTACGTGATTCACTTATAGGATTAAAAGAAGCAATAGGGAGTATTCTTGTTGAGGGTGAAAAAGCAGAAGCAGCATTGCAGTCATTAAAAGACGGAACACTTGATTTAGAACAAGCAGGAGACCTTCTAATTGGCATGACTGCTGGAACAGTAAAAGCTTTAGCTGCATTGGGTGGGGGAATCCTTGACCAATTGGGAGCGATGAAAAAGGCATTTGAAAATGGAGCATCTGGTGCAGAGGGTAATTTTGATGATTTAATAAGTACGGACGAATCGTATAAAGGTCCACCAGATAGAGGAGATATTGCAATAAAGTTATATATGTCTCCTATGATGCAGTATACTGATGCTGTTGAAGTTAGTGCTGCTTCATTAGGTATGGGAGACCAAGCAAAATTAGCGGCGATGGGAGGCAAGAAAATAAGCATAGGAGATACACTGAACGCTGGTGCAGGGGCAATAGGTTCGGCACTTGCTGGAAACCCCTCTGCAGGTGCAAACATAGCGGCATCAATAGCAGCACAAAAAATAGGTGGTATGAATAAAGGTTTTGGTAAGTTGTTAAGTCCTCAAGTTACAGGTATAGGTACTAGGACGGCAATGGGTGACCACTACAGATTTATTTTCAAAGGTGTTGAGTTTAGAGAGTTTGCTTTTGCCTTTGAGATGAGAGCAGAAAGTAAACAAGAGGCAAATGAGATTAGAAAAATAGTAAAACGATTTAGAGAAGAATTATATCCAGAAAAAATAACAGGTAACTTTGGCAAAAATAACGATGTCGCAATTGAAATGGGTTATAAATATCCTGATAGATTTAATATAGAAATGATGCACGACAACATACCAGTATTCCATAAAATAAAACCTTGTTATCTACAGTCTGTAGTAACAACATATAATGGTTCTGAAGATGGAATGAATGCTTTTCGTGAAGGGTATCAGGATAAGAATGCAGATGGTGAACCAATTGGAGAACTTCGTTTTGAACCAATTTCAGTATCAATAAAACTGACGTTTAAAGAATCAGAAAAAATCAACAAACAAGATATCAAGGACGGATATTAAAATGCCTACGACATATTTTAAAAATATAAAAACAGTATTATATAGTTTTGGTGATTTCGAAGGAGTTAACTTCTTTAATGATTTGACACAAACTGTTGCTGTAGTAGATGCAATCAACAACGCTACCACCTATAATAAATATACTATTTTGTCGGGAGACAGACCCGATATATTATCTTTTAAATTTTATGGTACTGTTGATTACTATTGGACATTCTTTTTAGTAAATCCTCACATAAGAGAATCAGGTTGGCCCATACCAACATATGACTTACTTGATGAGACTAAGGGCAAATATCCTTACAGGACAATAGTAACTAATGACGATATATCAAAAAACTTCCCTGTTGGTCAAACGGTAACATCAAATAATGGTACGACTGGAACAGTAATTCGTAAGATACCAGAAATGGGTCAACTCATAGTGGATAATGGGGAAGAGATAAACACTACTGCTTTCGGACCAGTAGGTGAAACTGTGAGTTATACTACTGGTGAAAATGTTATTATCA